CCCTTGCAGAGTGCCCGTACTCGCCCCGTCGGTGTAGGTTGTTATCCGAACAAGCCTGCCAAACGCATTTTAAAGCGTTCTGACGGGTTTTCTTCTTTAAGACAATAAAATACCCACAGCGCAAAAGATAACGCAATAGAAACAAAATTCGTAGAAAATAACATGATGCCGTTTAAAGTCATAGGAGAATTATTCCGCGCGAACACAGACCCGAACTTTCGCACGTATGTGAATCAGGGCGGCACGTCAAGCGGTAAGACCTACACGATAATGCAGGTTTTTTTCTTCTATGCCATGACCGAGGCGAACGCGATTCTGACGGTGGCAGGCCAAGACCTCCCGAACTTGAAAGTGGGTGCGCTCCGCGATGCAAAGAACATTATCAACGGCTCGGAGTGGATGCAGGAATTTTTCCACGTCAACGCAAGCGGCTCATACATTACTGGGCGCAACAATTCCGTAATTGAGTTTAAGAGTTACGACAACGCGCAGGATGCAAAGAACGGAAAGCGCGACTATCTGTTCGTGAACGAGGCGAACGGCATTCCTTACGATATATTTTGGCAGTTGCAAATCAGAACAAGAAAACGCGTTTATATTGATTACAACCCGTCGGCAAGGTTTTGGGCGCACGATGACGTTATCAATACCGAGGGCACGAAACTGATTATCTCCGACCATCGCGGCAACCCGTTCTTAACCGATGAGGAACACGAAAGGATTGAGAATATTTCCGACCCCGAATTGTGGAAAGTGTACGCCCGTGGGCTGACGGGAAAGATTACGGGGCTGGTGCTGACGCGCTGGGATGTAGTGGACGGGCTACCGCCACGGGCAGAGTGGAAGATGAGCGCGTGGGGTATGGATTTCGGTTTCACGAACGACCCGACGGCACTTGAACACGTTGTGCTCGCGCACGGCGAATTGTGGGTTGACGAGGAGTTCTACGAGACGGGTATGACAAACCCCGACATTGCTGAACGTGCAAAGGGTGCAGGGCTGGGGCGCGGAGACCTTATCATTGCGGACAGCGCAGAGCCGAAGAGCATCCGCGAACTGCATAACATGGGGCTGTTCATCACGCCATCCGTAAAGGGTGCGGACAGCATTGCCGTGGGTCTTGACATCCTACGGCGATATATGATACATTTCACGCGCCGTTCGCAGGGAATCATCGGCAATGCCAAGTCGTACCAGTGGAAGCGCGACCGCGACGGGAAGCAGACGAACAATCCGCAGGACGGCAACGACCACGGCATTGACGCAATCCGTTACGTCGCCCTCGTAAAACTGAATGCAAGACGGCAAGGGAGCGGCAGCCGTATTAGAATCGGGAGGATGGACTGATGACGGAGAAAACGACCTTTCGCGACTGGCTCGCAATTGTTCCGTACACGGATTTCCAGATGCGGAAGTTTTCTCGACCGTACAAGGTGGGGAAACATGTCACGCCCGAGACGTTGAACGACCTGACAATCGGGCAACTCATCGAACTTTCCACGCCTGCCACGGGCAACGAATCTTTGTACCGCATACCCGAAATTATTTTGGGCATGACACGCAAGGAGGTTGCACGGGCGCGAGCCGTGGAGGTGGTGCGTTTCATCGGCTGGGTGACGGGTGAGGTGGAGCGTATAAACGGACTATTTAAGCAGGCAAGCGGAAAGCCCACCGAGATAGAGCGTCGGGCAGGGGTGCAGAAACTCTCGTTCGGGCTGTTCGGGATGCTGGACTGGTACGCCCTGCGGATGGGGTACGTTGACCACGACGCGGTGCTGGAAGTGGGCTGGATGCGTATCTATAAGTGCATGGATATGGACAATAAAAAAGCAGAATATAAAAAGAGATTGCAGGAGGAAATATTAAATGACAATCGACGAAAAAGTAAGGCGCGTCGCTGAAAACGCGTTGCCCGAATGGACGTTTGTTTTCGACAACTGGGATGATGCCGACCGAACAATCAGCAAAGCACCGTTGCCAGCCGTTATTCAGTTGTTGCCGTTCGGTGGCACGCTGACGGAAAGGAACGGGCGGCAGAGGAACTCGCAGGAGTTCAGCGTGGCGTTCGTGGATAAGGCGCAGAAAGACGCAGACGGCGACGACCAGTCGGAGGTTTATTCGCGGATGGTGCAGGCTGCGGCAAAGTTCCAAAAGGCACTCAACGCATCGGGATGGTTTGAGCCCGTCACGGAAGTGCGCTACACGGTTATCTACATGCAGTTGTCAACCATTATCACGGGCGTGTACATTGACGTGACGCTCACCGAACTTGACTGGAGGTGCGATGAAAGACTTTGACCCGCGCATCGGCAGCGAGATAGTCGCCGAGGAACTTGACGAGTTACGGAAGCGTATCATCGCCAACATGCAGCGCGAGGGAGCCGTGGCCACGGGTAACACTATCCGCTCGCTACGGGTGGAGCAAAGACCGTTCGGAGCGGCTCTTATCTCGGCGCAGAGAATGCCGTTCGGCGTGCTAGAGACTGGACGCAGGGGCGGCAACGTGCCAGGAATGAAGAACGGCGTGCCCGTTGGCTTTGCGGCAATCATTTACAGGTGGATGCAGGCAAAGGGAATCCACGCCACGGACGTAAAGAAGCCGAAGAACCCGTGGAAAATGACCGCGTACGACGCCCAAGTGAGAGCAGACCGCAGTCTGTCTTTTGCCATTGCCACGTCAATCATGAAGCGGGGCACGAAGTTGTTCCGAGAGGGCGGACGCGACACAATCTACTCGCAGGAAATCCCGAAGACGATTGACAAGGTGCGCGAGAGGTTGTCGCGGCTTATCTCTGCCGAGGTTTTGGAACAAATAAAACTCAATACACAAACACTCAATCAATAGGAGGACGAAAGGATGAGGAACACCAGCGGAACGTACATAACGCTTTACTACCCCGATGCGTTATGCTTCGCATTTAACCCCGTTACGTTTAGGAGTGCCAACACGCTGTCAATGACCATCACGGCAACGGCATTCGGGCGAAGCGTCACGGCGACGTACCGAGGCATCGGAGAAACGGACTTCACAATCTTTGCCGACGTGCAGGGGCTTGTGCAGGCACTCTGGAAAGACATCAACACGGAATTGGACTACGCAAGCAACGACCCGACGGACACGGGGGCAACGGTGGGCTTTAACGTCAGCGCAACGCACGTCAGCCAACATACCGAAACGTTTAACGTATCGTCGTTCATTGTGTGGGGTGCGCTTAACCCAGACGGAAAGGATGTATTCAACGGCTACCGCCGCGTGAAATGGTTTGCCGACTACCCGTTCACGATGGGATTCTACGCGGGCGGTGCTGGCTCTATACTATTCAGCAAGAACGAGAGCCTGCAACACTACGCAAGCATCGCAGGGCAGGGAATGTTCGCCGTGTCCTCGGATGAGATTCCCGACGGGGCTGACTACTCGCTCGTTTATGACTACGCGGGGCAACTGGCGCAGGCCACGTTCGACTCCACTTTCGACCTCACGTTTGCTTTGCAGGGTAACGCCCCGCAGACACTTGTCATGCGTGTGGATATAGACCGATGCAGGTACAAAGACGTGGTTTATCTCCGCTGGATTGACCGCCACGGATTCTACTGCTACTGGCTATTCGAGAAGCGCAACGTGCAGAGAGCGACACGGGCAATCATGGACTTTACGCGCCCCGATTTGCAGTCGTATGAGATTGGGCTGGGCTACCAGCGTGGAGCGGGCAGGCGGCAGGCATTCGCCCGAAACGACGTGCTCCCCGTGTGCGCCCCGTTGGTGGATGCGGAAACGTACGACTACATCTTCGACATCGCCACGTCGCCCGTCTTGGATATGTACACCGAGGGCGGCAAATGGGTGTCCGTGGGCGTGCAGGCTGGAACGTACACGCAGACGGATGAAAACCTGCAGGACTTCGTTGTTAACATTCTCTTACCAACTACACCGACGCAAAGATTATGACGCAGCAACTTTTCATTGACGGAAACCTCGCGGACATCGAGCAGGACGTGTCCGTGGGGCTGTCGCTTAAATCAAACCTGCTGGGCGACATTTCCCGCATCGCAAGCAACCACACATATACGTTTGCGCTCCCTGCTACGGGCAGGAATAAGCGTTTAATCGGGTTTGCCGACACGTTGGCGGCGCAGACTACATTCCCGTATCAATACCACCGCGCTGACTACTACCGCGACGGCGTGCCAGTCATTCAGGGCGGCAGGCTTGTATTATTGTCCGTGGCCGAACGTATTGAGTGCGTAGTGACGTGGGGCGTAACGTCGGCACTCTCTGCTCTTGTGCAGTCGGGCGCAACGCTCCGCGACTTAAACGGCTCGGAGACTATCGAATACACCGAAGTGCCGACGCGTATGACGTGGGGTGATTTTCTCGCCGACACGACCTACGCCCCGTTGTATGCGAACGGAAGTTTTGCCGCCCCGCTGGATGATGCAGAACAGCAGGCAAAGGCAACGGCGAGGGGGTGGAATGCGACGTACATCCGCCCCGTGGTGCGCGTGCCGTGGTTGCTTAACAAGGTTCAAAGCCAGTATGGGGTAACGCTGTCTTTCGGGCAGGACGAATGGGATGTACTTCGCCGTCTTGTTATTCCGTTGGTGGATGACAGCCCAGCCGCGCTCCCTGCTACCTCATCCGTAATGACGCTGGCGGAGCCTACATCGTCGGGCAGCGTGTGGCTGTTCCCGTTCTCAATGGATAACACGGGCAGCATCTTCTCATCGTACACAAGTGATGCCGCCTACGTCAGCACGCCGAAGACAATAACTCTCTTTGTTAACTACACGATGACGATGCCGCTTGTGTGGGCTTCGATGCTGACAACGAGCAATCATTTGCAGGTGCGAGTGACGGATGGCACGAACATCGAGGAGCCAGACGAACTGCAACTGACATTCACCATTATTGAGAACAACGGCGAGCAATGTGTCGTGCAGGCAAAGGGCGAAATCGACGTGACGCTGGCAGCAGGGCAGGGCATTCAGTTGCTCCTTGTTTCTGACAATATTTTGTGGCATAACGAGAACGTCGTCACGCCTTTCGTCGGCAAAACCATTTCGGCGGCTAACAAGTCAGACCACGTTCCGTTCGGCAGCCCGTACCCGATTACGTC